ATAATAGGAGAAGTAAAATGGCTTTGGGTACAAACCAAGTAACGACTGCCGTAGCTAATAACTTCATCCCCGAGTTGTGGAGTGATGAAGTAATAGGTGCATATAAGTCAAATCTAGTGGTTGCTAACCTAGTTACTAAGCTATCTCACAAAGGTAAAAAAGGCGATACTATTTATATCCCTGTACCTGCGAGAGGTTCAGCTAGTGCTAAAGCAGCAAACACACAAGTAACATTATCAGCAGCTACCAACACAAAGGTAACTGTTTCTATCGACAAGCACTACGAATACTCAAAATTGATTGAGGACATCGCAGAGGTACAAGCACTAGCAAGTATGCGTAAGTTTTATACTGACGATGCTGGTTATGCTCTTGCCAAGCAAGTTGATACTGACCTTTTTGCTCTTACAGAGGGTTTACAAGGTGGTACAGTAGGCGGTACTGGTGCAGCAGCATATGAAAATGCTGTTATCGGTGGTAATGGTTCTACTGCTTACACAGGTAACTCAACAAATGCTTCTGACATCACAGATGCAGGTATTCGTAGAATGCTTTTGACTCTTGATGATGCAGATGTTCCAATGGACAATCGTGTAATGGTCGTTCCACCAATCTGTGCTAATGACATGCTTGGAATCAACAGATTCACAGAGCAGCAGTTCATTGGTTCTGGTGATGCTATCAAGACTGGTAAGATTGGACAGATTTATGGTGTAGATATTTATATTTCATCTAACTGCCCAACTCCTGCTGGTACTGACAGAGCAGGTGTACTAATGCACAAAGATGCTCTAGTTCTAGCGGAACAGGTGGGCGTCAGGAGCCAGACACAATATAAGCAGGAGTATCTTGGTGACTTGTTCACTTCAGATACTATTTATGGAGTTGCAGAACTTCGTAATGATGCTGGTGTTGCGTTTGTTGTACCTGGATCTTAATAGTTAATTAAGATGTAACCCCTTCTTAGGAGGGGGTTATTCTGAATTAATTATAGTCATATGCAAGACGAAGAAGGCAAACTAGAAATATCTGTAAGGATATTAGGTAACGAAATAATTGGTTTTAAGATGACTGTTGATGATTTCAAAATGAAGTGGATGCTAGTTGGTTTATTTGCAGTTGGTATCTTATCTTGGATAATGGTTGCATTTGCACCAACTATAATGGAAACCTTTAGATAATGCCTTTCTACGATTTTAAATGCGAACAAAATCATGTGAGCGAAGAATTACGCTCTTATGATGAAATGAAAATGGGTATTGAATGCCCTAAATGTGGCAAACCTGCCAAAAGAATATACTCAATTAACGATGTCAGACCTAGTTATGGATATGAAATGACTAGATTTGCCATGAGAGAAAAGAAAAGACTAAGCAAGGATAAATTTAATGGACATATTTAGTAGCACTATAGAGTCAGACTCAACCGATTTATTAGAAATAGATCGCTTTAAAGCCAAGATACTTGAGATATGGTCAAGAATGCTTACTGAGTGTTATTCGCATTACTATAACGAGGATGATAAAGATAGTCCTTCTATGGATGAGTTTATGGAAGCTAATGCTCTTAAATTTGCTAATGATCCTGAACCTGAAAGCGAATTAGACACCCTTATGGACATGCTAGATGGTCTTATGGATGAGGATGAAGAACTAGAAAGTGTCCAAGCAGAAGGTAAAGCACCTACTTATGGCGGTAAACAACTTGCATCACACAACGAATCAAGCAAAACGGAAAAAACAAATTATGAATATAACCACAAATCTACAAAAACTCCAAGCGAATCTCGTGCTAGAAAGCAAGGTGGCTCGTATGTGGGTACGCCTACAGGTCAAATCAGCAAAAGAAAAAGTGCAAAAGTGGTTACAAAGTATTCGCCACTTATTACAGAAATTAAAGATGAACTAAAAGAACTAGCTGCAAGACAAGCTATAGGTAAGAGAAGGCAGTTGTTTAGATAATGGCTAAGATGTTCTGGAAAAAAAAGAAAACGATTGGTATGCTTTTAAATAGAAGGCAATGGCAAAGAGATTTTGATCCAACTGAATCGCCAGAAAGAGAAATAGAAATTGAACAAGGCGGGTATTTTATTACAACAGAAAGTTCTAATCCAGCTACGCCTAACTACATTGTAACGGAGAGTATTTAATGGCAACAACTAAAATATCAGCTTTAGCAGCTTTAACTACGCCAGATGGGGCAGAAGAATTATTAATTAATGATGGTGGCACAAGTAAAAAAATAACAATTGCTAATGCTATCATAGCAGGTACAGGTATTACTAAATCTGGTGCTACTATATCTGCTGCTCCAGTAGCACTTACTACAGTACAAACTGCTGCAAATCAATCAGCACATTTAGCACTTACTGCTCAAGAGGGCGATGTTGTAGTACGATCTGACGAAAACAAAACATATATGCACAATGGTGGTTCAGCAGGAGATATGAACGACTATACATTATTAGCAACACCTACAGATGCAGTAACAAGTGTTGTGGGGCAAACAGGTGTAGTATCTACAGCACAAATTAAAACAGCACTAGAAAATGGTATTGATAGTGTACATTATGTTGATGGATCTATAGACACAGCACATATTGCTGATGACCAAGTTACAGCAGACAAATTAGCTAACTCTATTAATACTGATATTGCTACAGGTGTAACAGCTAATACTACAGCAAATGCTGCTTTACCTAAATCTGGCGGTGCAATGACAGGTGCTATTACGACTAACTCAACCTTTGATGGTAGAGATGTAGCAACAGATGGTACTAAACTAGATGGGATAGCTGCTAGTGCTAATAACTATGTACACCCTAACCATAGTGGTGAGGTTACATCGACAGCAGATGGAGCAACAGTTATTGCAGACAATGTAGTAGACGAGGCTAATCTTAAAGTATCAAACACACCTACTAACGGTTATTTTTTATCAGCACAATCAGGTAATACAGGTGGAATGACTTGGGCAGAAGTAGATGCCCTACCTTCACAGTCTGGAAACTCTGGTAAATATTTAACTACAAATGGTTCAGCAGCTTCTTGGGCAGTTTTGGATACAGATGCGAATACCACGACTAAAGGTTTATACGAACACGCACACACTATTAGTAGTAACTATAGCATTACAAGTGGCAATAATGCTTTCACAGCGGGTGCGATTACAATCAATTCAGGGGTATCAGTCACAGTACCTACTGGTTCAACTTGGGTGATAGCATAATGAGTAAAGTTAAAATACAAGGTAACGCATCAGGCACAGGGGTACTAACAGTAACTGCTCCGAATACGAGTACAGATAGAACGATTACACTACCTGACACAACAGGTACTCTGCTAGATGAGAACTCTAGCGTACCAGCAGCTAACTTAACAGGCACAGTTGCAGATGCTAGGATTTCAGCTTTGACAGCTTCTAAATTAACTGGAGCTTTACCAGCGATTAGTGGTGCTAGTCTTACAGGACTAACTTCTACACAAATGCCATCAGGAAATATTGTGCAATTTGCTAGTGATTTTGATGGTGATTTTATTAATTTAAATTCTACATCTTGGGTAGATACTGCTTTGTCAATATCATTTACTCCTAAGTTTTCAAATTCAATAATAGCTGTACAAGCAATAGTAAATATGTACAACGCTGGTGCTAGTGCAACTCACGGTTCTGTACAACTTCGGTTAATGAAAAACGGAGCTTTATTAGGGCAAGAAATGATTCTTTATTCAGGTTATGGTGGAACAGAAGCATTAGTAGTAGGGCCTTTTCCAGTTTATTACGCTGAAGTACAGGGTAATACAAGTGCATATACTTATAAAGTTCAAGTAAAAAATGATAACACTACATCAGGTGCTTCGCATAATCAATATAACGGGTTATCATCATTATACCTATGGGAGATTAAAGCTTAATGGATGCAAATACAAAAATTACTAAAGCAATATTAGAACTAAATGCAAACGCTGATTTTATTATTAGAGGTTCTTCTCCTGATGCTGTAACTGTTGCTGGAATTGAATGGCTTAATGGATTTACTCCAATAGCACCAGCAGACATTGAAGCAAAAATGATTGAAGTGCAAACAGCATATGATGCTCAAGCATACGCAAGAAAACGCAAAACTAAATACGATGCGTTAAATCAATTTGAATTAATCAGCGATGATGCTATTAATGGCACGACTACACACAAGGATGCCATATTAGCGATTAAATCTGAGTTTCCAAAACCATAGGAGTAACGAATGGCAATAGTAATTAATGGTTCAGGCACAGTAACAGGGCTATCTGTTGGTGGATTGCCTGATGGTACAGTCGATGAAGGTACTCTTGCTAGTAGTGCTGTTACAGAAGCCAAACTAGCTACTGACTCAGTAGTAACTGGGAAGATAGCTGATGGCACAATAGCTAATGCTGACATAAATAGTAGTGCTGCTATTGCTGCTAGTAAAGTAAACGGTGAAGCAGCTTTTAGTGTAAAGCTAGCTAGTTCAGGTAGTTTAGGTATAGCTAATGCTACAGCAACTACAGTACCTTTTGCTGTTGAAGAATTTGATTCTGACGGAGTTTTTAACACCTCTACATATAAATTTACAGCACCATCAGCTGGAAAATATTATTTTTATTTTGTTGTAAGAAAAATGAATTTTACATCTGCTAGATTTGTATTAGATATTTATAAAAATACTACTGCTGTTGCAACTTTTGAAACTGGTGATGGTAGTTCAGTTTATGGAACTGTTGGTGGTAGCATAATTGTAGATTTAGCACAAAATGATACTATGCACGCAGAAGTATATCAAAATCAAGGTGGCACTCAAAGTATTGATAAACCAAATACTAGATTTTTTGGGTTTAAGTTAATAGGAGTATAAGATGATTACAGCAAATGGATTAATACAATTAGGCTTTACTCCACAAGTCGATTTCTTTTTAAAAGATAATTCAGATGGTAATGGGGTTTATATTAAAAAGTGGAGTAGTAGTAAACCACAGCCAACAAAATCAGAAATAGAAGCTGCTGAAGTTGAATGGAAAGCAGCCTATGATGCCAAAGCCTACGCTAGAAATAGAGCAGCAGAATACCCATCAATAGCAGACCAACTAGATGACATATACCACAATGGTATTGATGCTTGGAAGGCTACGATTAAGACAACTAAAGACAAGTACCCAAAACCATAGGAGTTATAGATGAGTACAATAAAATCAAGTGACGAACATCTAACACTAAACGCTGATGGTTCTTCTAAGGACATAAAGTTCCAAGCCAACGGAGTAGAGAAAGCGAGTATCAGCTCTGCTGGTGCGTTTACTTCTACTACGATTGATGCGACCAAGCTGACAGGTACGATACCTAATTTTACCTCGACAGGTATTGATGATAATGCTGATGCTACTGCTATAACAATTTCAAGTGATGAGAAAGTAGGTATTGGTGTTACTAATCCAACCCAATTGTTGCAATTAAAACAAACAGCTAGATATACAGACATAGGATTAGAAACAACTAACCGTAAATATGTTGTAGGTGTAGACAATACAACTTCTGAATGGTATGTATATGACGATAATGCATCTGCTTTTAGAATAAAGATGGATTCTACTGGTGCAGTTACTATGCCTTATCAACCTTCTTTTAGAGCATACAAAACTGCAACTAACACAGGTGGCGGACTTGATTGGAACGGAACATATCATAATACTGGAAGTCATTTTAATGCTAGTACTGGAAAATTTACTGCTCCAGTAGATGGAGTGTATTTAGTCACTTTATATTATTTAACTGATAGTAATACAGACCAATCAACTGTATATGCTTCAATAAATGGCAATACAGATAATGGATTGAAAATGAGAAACGCAACTTCATCGGCTCACGAAACAACTTCAGTATCAGGAGCAATGTACTTATCTGCAAATGATTATATAACACCTAGTTTTAGTGGTAATGGTTATATTTATGGAGATTCAAGCAAGTCTTGGACACAGTTTTCAGCACATTTATTAGGATAATATAGGAAATAATTATGGCAAACATAACAGTAACACTAACAGACACACAAACTAAATGTCTTGAGTACACAGCGTATTCAGTACAAGATTGGTGTGATAACGCAATACATAACAGAGCAAGAATAGCACAAGAAGAAATTATTGCAAAACTTGTAGCACATTGTAATGCTAATGATATAGCAATAGCAACAGGTGTTGATGCACAAGTCACACAAGCATATAGTTTAGGTGTTGTTGCTACAGCAAAAAGTTTAACAGACGCCTCAGAAAATACACCATAAGTAATGTCTGACAGACTGCGTAACAATGTAATAGCTGGGTTTATAGTTGTAGCATTTTGGGTAGTGTTTGTATTGCCAGTAATAGCTGCTGATCCGATTGTTACAGATTCAACAAGTGTAGTTACAACAAATGGCAATCAGACAACTAAGGTAGAAAGTCCGCCACCTAGTGCTATATCGCCACAATTTGGTAGTGGAAACAATAGTGATTTATGTACGATTAGTTCTAGTGGTTCAGTACAGACACAGATTTTAGGTTTATCAGTAGGTACGACATACACAGAAGAAAACTGCTTAAGACTAAAGAAAGCACAAAAGTTGTATATGTTTGGAATGAAAGTAGCAGCAGTTAGTGTGATGTGTCAAGACCCAGATGTATGGTCTGCAATGATGTCGGCAGGAACACCTTGCCCTATAGATGGTTTGATTGGTGATGAGGCAAAGAGAGCATGGGCAGTTAAGACAGACGAGATACCAATGCCAAAGGAGAAGAATGAAATTAGTGTTGCAGAAAAGCGTGAAAAGGCTCTTAGCATTATGGGTACTGTTGCTGCTGCCTTTATATTCTTTTAGTTACGAATTTGGTTACACCAGTAATGCTGCTTTATATGGCAATACTTGGAAAATGAATACAGGCACTTTAGGTATAAGTGCAGAAGAAGGTTTAGATATAAGTGGTGTGCTTTACAACTACACAGCAGTTAAAAATGTAGTCGATGACTTTACAGTTACGATAGAGAATGACAAGGTTGGCGGTGGTTATGTTTTCCAAGACACAGAAGATTGGTCTGGTAAATATGGTGGAAAAGTACAGAATGTTATACCTTTGCCTTACACACCAATAGAGCAGTTTGGTGATGGTAGGATCAGAGGTACAGGTACAGGCAGTATAGAGGATGTAACCATACTTTATATGTACAGATGGGATTTATGTAGAAACGCACAGAATGATGAATCATGTCCTAACTACATACCGCCATTACCAGTTATACCTAAGATAGAAATATATGATGCTTTAGATGATGAATTTGTTAAAGATACAACAGAAGCGGTGGATGAAAACCTTCTGGATAAAAAGGAAGAAAAAAGAGAAACAGAAGAAGATGATGAAGAAAGAGAACGATTAGAAATAGCAATGGCAGCTACAGAGAATGCCTTAACTATAGCTAACACAGCATCACAAGCATCGCTTTTAAGACAAATAAACACAGCTACAAATATTAACTCTTATTATGTAGCACAGATTTCAGGTGGTGTATATCGTGATACAACTCAGTTAGATGGTGGCAAAGTAGTAGATAACAGGTTAGTTTTAAGAAGTTTAACACAAGAGCAATTACACAACGAAATGATACAGGAGCAGTATAAATGAACAAATTAATAACTTTATTTTTAGTAGTAGGACTAACTGGGTGTTCTTTATTTGCAAAGAAAGTTGAAGCTAATACTAATATTAATGGCAATGTAGAGTCAAGATGTACAGTTAATACTGATACTGTTGGTTATTACGGTAACCCTAATGCTTACACACTAACTACTTTACCTGCAAGTAATGGTCAAGTACCTATTGTTCGTGTTGATACATCTTTGGCTAATGCTTACAAAGCACAAATAAGCTATCCAACTTCATTTAGTTCAAGTCCAAGTTTGGGTGATACAGTTGTTTGGACAGGAGCAGTAGCAGTAGACCAAACATCATCCTCTGACATGTCTGGTTATCAAGCAGCCAGTACTTTGTCAGATGGTGGGGCAATGCGAACTTACGCTTTAGCACATGCAGGAACAACTTGGTTTAGTGTAACTTCAGTTGCTACATATGGTGGTGGACAACAAAAAGCATTTCCTGGTGGTTCATATTCAGCAGTTGTTGTAGCAGAATGTATCGCTCAGTAATACTAGGGTTGTTGCTATGTGGTAATGTAATAGCACATGATATGACACCCACTTACCCAAAGTGGAAAATGTCGTTTATACCAAGTGCTAAAATGACCACAATGAAAGTGTTTAATAAAAGATCCGATGTGCAATGGTATCAGATTGGAGTGTTTGACAAAGAATGGAATCCAATACCGTTTGTTACTAGATACAAAATTATTAAAATAAATTATTTGAGTTCTGTTAAATTTGATGTTTATGTTAATGATGCAAATGTAAAACAAGCTACATACATTTGTTCAACATCTAAATTAAGAGGAAATGATGATTATAAACCAATAGTAGAGTCTAAGATTTGCTCGAGGTTTAAGTGAAGTGGTTAAGGTATGTGTGTTGCTACGCCTTTCTTAGTACACAGGTTATAGCAGACAGTAGTTCGATGAGTTTTTCGATACCTAATATTAGTTCAGTAAGTGGTTCGGACAGTATTAGAGCAGGTGACTTAGATTGTAAGAATGCTATAGGTGGTAGTACAAACTTTGAGATTGGAATGACAGGTGTAATTAATAATGCTGTTGTGCCAATTATAGGAAAAGAAGGTAATGATCCGCAAACAAAAGATATAGGATTGTATGCTAGGTTAATCATTCCTTTGGATGCACCAAACGAAAGAATTAATTGTAATACGCTGTATCAACTTGAATTACAAAGAAGAAGGTTAGAAGTAGAAAGATTAAAGCAAGAAATTGAATATTTAAAATTAATGCAAGAAAATGGTGACTTTAATAACTAATGGCTGATCTAGGAGAAAAAGTTGCACAAGTTGAAGGTTTAGTTGATAAAAGACTAAAATTTCTGGGATTAAGGTTTACATATACCAGTTTGGTCGCAGCATTTGCCCTAATTTCAACGATTGTTGGTTCACTCTATGGAGGGTTCCTGTTATATCAAAAAGTTGAAGGAATCGCAAATTTAGACCTTGATGCTATAGCTGGACAAATGGCAAAGACTTCTAGCGATGTTATGAGAATAGAAGAACATGCTAATGCTATAAAAATTGAATTAAAAAAAGATATGACTGATTTGCGTAACAGTCAATGGAACTTAGAGTCAAAGGTAGATACTAAATTACAGTCTGTAGATACAAAACTTACAAACTACGACACTAAATTAGATCGTTTTGACATTAAGGTAGAACAGACTAAAGTAGACATGGAAAAGCGAATACAAGAGTCTTTAGATAACCCACTAGCTAACTAGGAGATATTATGGGATACGGTAAAAAACCAAAAAAAAGATGATAGACGATAACAGAGTGCAATTGCAACTAGACAAACATACTTCACAAATAAGTAAGTTGTTTAGCAAGATTGATGACACTAATGCTAAGATACAAAAGATATTTAATATGCTTAATCAAATTAGATATTTCTTGTTAGGTGGTTTTGCTTATTTCTTAGCTTCTGAGGTAGGTGTTTTTAATGTATTAAGGTTAGTCGCATGATTGGATTTTTAACAAATGTAGCACCGATTGCTTTAGGCTTTGTAGCCAAGTTGTTTGCACTTAAAAGTCAAGCAGCACAAGAGCAACAAAAATTAATGATTCAAAACCTACAAGTTCGTAATGATTCTATTAATATGGCAAGAGATCGAGCAGACAAGGAAAGTCCAATGGCTGCTATGAATCGAAGAATTATTATTTTAACTATACTGGCTTTAGTTATATTTACACAAGTAGCACCTGTATTTTGGGATATACCAACAGTTATTCCTACAGTTACAGAAGGTTTTGATATTTTAGGGATTCAATTGACACCTGATGTGATAGAATATGTTAGTGTAGAAGGGATGTTGAAATTTGATGAAATATTTGGATGGGCAACAATGATAATCGAATTCTACTTTGGAGCGCAACTAGCAAAAGGTAGGTAAAAATGAAAAGGGCGATTGTTATACCCGATCAACACTTTCCGATACATGATGAGAGTGCGGTCAAAGTTGTACTAAAGGCGATAGAAATTATTAAGCCAGACATATTTATTAATCTGGGTGATGTTGGAGAATGGAATTCTGTATCGGGTCATAGATACAAAAGGCAAAAAAGACCACCATTAGAATACCAACTACCAGAGATAGACAAAGAAGTTAAAGCTGTAAATAAGCAAATAGACAGGTTTGACAGGGTGTTAGACAAGATTAAATGCAAAACTAGACATATACTTGCAGGTAATCATGATGAGTGGCTAGATGCCTTTGTAGAGGAAAACCCATACCTAGATCAGTATTTATTTAGAAATGCTTGTAAATGGGATGACAGGGGTTATGAGTATCGTAAGTACAATGAAGTATTAACCATTGGTAAGTTGTCTTTTGTACATGGTGCGTATACAACAACTACTCATGCTAAGACACATTTAGAAAGATATGGTACAAACATTATGTACGGACACACACATGATGTTTCAAGGTTTTCATCAACAAGATTATTAGATGGAAATATAAGTGCTTGGTCAATGGGTTGTTTAAAAGATATGTCAGCAGAAAACAACACATGGTTAAAAGGCAGACTACATAACTGGAATCATGCTTTTGGTATTGTAACTTTTTTTGACAATGGAAATTTTCAAGTTGAAGTTGTAGACATAGTAGATGGTAGATGTTCAGTATGGGGAAAAATAATTAAAGGATAGGTTATGACTTATAGAGAATTAATTAATGAAGTTTTAATAAGATTGCGTGAAGATACAATTGCAACAGATTGGTCAGGTGCTATTAACGATAGTTCAACTGTATCTGCTTATCACAAAGTTATAGGATCATTAGTTAATGATGCTAAAAGAGGTGTCGAAGAAAGACATGATTGGCTTAATCTTAGAGAAACAGTTGATATATCTACAGTAGCAAGTACAAAAAACTACAATTTATCATCTGGTCAAGAAATAAAAATATTGGATGCCATAAACAACGATACAGGACTTCATTTACATCAGGTAAGCAAACAGTATATTAACACCGTAAAATACCCTACAGACGATACTGGTGAGCCTTTATATTATGCTTTTAATGGTAGTGATAGTTCTAATAATTTAAAAGTAGATTTTTCACCAGTTCCAACAGAAGCTCACACTATTTCTTTTGATGTTGTTAAGTATCAAGATAAATTAACAGAAGCTGCTACAGTTTTAAAAGTTCCTGCTCAACCAGTTATATTAGGAGCATGGGCCAGGGCAATAGCAGAAAGAGGTGAAGATGGTGGTACACAATCTAGTCTAATGGCTCAAGAAGCTAATGAAGCACTTAAACAAGCAATTATATTAGATAGCGGTAATACTAAATACGAATCAGATTGGTTTGTAAATGAAAACCATAGTAGTCAATACGCAACAGGATTAAATTTTAGATAATGGCAAAATCTTTAGCATATCAACCTTTAAATGATTTTGGTGTTAATGGACTTAACACACAAGATAATCCTGCAACATTAGATCAGAGTTATCTTACTTCTGCTAACAATGTTGTACTTAGAGAGTCTGGAAGAATATCATTTAGAAAAGGTTTTAAACAAAAAGTAGTTCCAACAGGCACAGCTATAGGGTCAATGATTGAACATTTCGATCAATCTGTAACTAATGGTGCTAATAAAATATTTGCTAGTCATGGTACAAGCATATATAGAATTGACTTTACTGCACCAAATGCTGCTTTTCCTAGTAGTGGTGCTGATGTTAAACATACTGTAGCTAACTCAACTGGCAACTGGCAATTTGTTAATTTTAATAGCAGATTACATTGTTTCCATGCTGGAGTTGTTCCACAAAGATATGATGGTAGTTTAAGTTCTGGTTCTAGGTGGACAGCACATGCGACTGATCCTGCTTCTATAAGTACATTATTTGACCCAAGTTGCGGTATGGGATTTTATGGAAGAATATGGTGCGGTGGTGTAGCAGAAGCCAAAGATGTTGTTTATTACTCTAATTTGCTAGATGGCGATGATTGGACAGGTGGTGATACTGGCTTAATTGATTTAAAGAAAGTTTGGGGCGATGATGAAGTTGTAGCACTAGCACCTTTTTATGGAAAATTAGTGATATTTGGAAAAGAAAACATTGCTATATATAACTCACCACAAACTGTAAGTTCTTTAGCACTTGACGAGGTTATACGAGGTGTTGGTTGTATAGCTAGAGATAGCGTACAAGCTATCGGTGATGATTTAGTATTTTTATCAACAACTGGATTACGATCACTTGCTCGTACTACAGAAAAAGATAAATTACCTCTGACAGATTTAACGGTTAATATCAAAGACACAATAATTAGAAATATTGGTCAAAGCACAAATGTTAAAAGCGTTTATGTAGAAAACGAAGGCATATACATAATGACTTTTACTGACAAAAACATAACTTATATTTTTGATTTTAAGCATATTACTCCACAAGCTGCACCAAGAATAACAACTTGGTCTTTCGAGGCTGACAGAGAGCCTAGTGCGATGATATATACAGAGTTGTATAGTGGTCTGTTAGTTGGTCAAAAAGATGGAGGTATAGCTGGTTATGAAGGCTATTTTGACACGGATCTTGCTTGGTCTAGTGGGGCAGCTAGTTATACTAATTCTGCTTTTACTGCTGATATATCTAGCATATGGATTAGAGTGGGTGATTTAGCTGCTTCTATTCTTAAAAAAATGATATTAGTATTAGAGGGTGGTTCAGGTGCAACTTTAGGTCTAAGGTGGTACAAAGACTTTAGTATGAATTCATCATCTACCACGCAAATTGCTTTAGCACCAGCAACAACTGGAACAACAGCTTTATGGGGTGCTTCTACTTCTTTATATGGATCAGCTAAATATACACCCATATATGGACTAGAAGAATATAAAACAGCACTAACAGGTAGTGCAAAACATCTAAAACTTAATATGAGTATTGTATCTAATGGATACGATGTGAGTGTTCAAGATTTAGCAATTATTTCAAAACAAGGAAAAATACGATGAGTGATTATACTATAGCAGTCAATTGGTCAGGAAAAGATGCTCTCTCAGATAGTGATGCTGCGAAAGTAATATCTGGCTCTGACTTTAATACTGAATTTACAACAATAAGAACAGCAGTTAATTCTAAAGCGGATACCAATGGTGATAGTGGAGAGGATTTTGCTATTAACAACGGAACAGTAGCAGGTACTTTAACTGTAACTGGAGTTCCAACTATACCTACTGCTGCACAAGGAACAAATACAACACAAGCAGCAAGTACAGCTTTTGTTACAACAGCAGTTGCAGCTTTAGACGCAGCAGCAATTAATGCAATTGTATATCCAGTAGGTTCTATTTACACTAACATAGCAGTTGCTACAAATCCTGCTTCTTTGTTAGGTATGGGAACTTGGGTAGCATTTGGTGAAGGCAGAGTGATGGTAGGTAAAGCATCAAGCGGTACATTCGATACATTAGGAGCAACAGGTGGTTCTGAAACTGATAGTCATACACTTACAACTTCTGAAATACCAAGTCACACACATACAATACAACAAGTAAATACAACAAATGCAGGTTCTTATTCTGGTGTTGTAGGTTCTTCTGGAAAAGACCCACAAGGAACAGTAACATCAAATTCAACAGGCGGTGGTGGCGCACACACCCACGACATAGTACAACCATATATCGTAGTATATATGTGGAAACGCACAGCATAGGAGAATAGAATGGCACTCGAACAATCAGCATATAGAAGAACAATGCCAAAAGAAAAAGGTTTTGTTCCTACAAGAAAATCAATGGGTGGAATTATGAATGGCCCACAACAAACAAAACAAACAGGGATGTTTCAATTGCCTTTAGGTGGTTTTGGTGGTGGAGGTCGTAGAGGCTCTGCTTTTGCTGAAGAAGATTTAAAAAGACAACTTGAATATGATAAAGCTATTTGGGAAAGGTCTACCCCTAATGTAAGCGGTGTGGGTGGTAATGTAACTTGGGATAGAGATACAAATACAGTTACAACTAGTTTGACACCAGAAAACCAAGCTATCTACGATGCAATGACTGAAAGACAAGGTATGTTTGGTGCAAGAGTCAATGATTTATTGGGCGGTGGTTGGGAAGATGCCCAACAAAAAAGATTTGATCAAATGAGAGGCATGTATACATCTAGTGATGCTAGAGAAGATGCTGCCATGAGAGAAAGACAATTGGCTACTGGTGCTTCTTCTACAGGTATATATCAACAACAAGCAAATCAAGCAGCTTTAAGAAATGAAAGAAACTTGGGATTACAAAATCAAGCGTTTTTAGAATCTCAACAATTAATTAATTCTAATTTACAAAGACAACAAGGTGATATAGACACAATGATGAATGTCGGAGAAGTTGCTAACAGAATGAAAGTAATGCCTGTACCTAACACTTCAGGAAATATGAATAATGTTAGTAGTGCCTCTACAGCTTGGGCAGATTTACAAGCACTTGAGGCTGCTAAAAAGTCAAAAGGAAGAAGTGATGCGTGGGGTTCTATATTAGGAAGCCTTTTTAAATAGGAGATAAGAATGGCAACAAACTTTACAATGCCAAGTATGTTTGACACAAGATATGCTATGGACAGACAAATGGAACTTGATGCTCAAAAGGTAGGACAAGTAGGTGGTGGAGGTAAAAGATACGGAATGTATTACAATTCTTCATTGCTTGGTGATCGAGATAATGCGACATTAATGAGTCTGACAGGCATGATGGGTGGTCAAGGTGATCCTAGAATGCAAAAGCAAATGGCTATTGATACTATAATGCAACAATATCCAAGTCCAGAAACTCCTGAAGATTTTAAAGCTATATCAAACGCATTAAGACAATCTGGCTTATATGAAGAAGCTGATCGTGCTATGTCTATGGCTACTGACATGATAGCTGCAAAACCTAAACCTACATTAGGTACTGTAAAAATACCTACTATGAAGGGTGGTGTTCGTTACACGCAAACATGGAGTACTGTTAATGGAGTTCCAACAGATATGTTAGGTGAACAACTTACTGATGCACCAACTACAGACACAAAAAGTTATAAAGAAATTAAAAAAACAAATGCTTTAGGACAAAATGTAATTGAAACTTATGAAACTGTAAACGGAGTTATTGTTCCTGGATCTCAACCTATTAGCACACAAATTACAAGTGAGCCAGATACTTCTGTAAGTTTAGAAGATGAAGCATATGAAGCTAATTTAGCACCATATGTGGATAGTGCTTTAGCAAAAATTCAAAGTGCAACTTCTACTACAGGAATTATGTCTGAAGAAGCTATGAATGCACAAGCAAGAGCAGATGGTATTCGTGCATACACTAAAGTACAAGATCTTGCTGGAAAACAAACTGATGGTACTGCATTTACTAAAAATGTAGATTATTTCTTAGGATTAAAAGATGCAGACGGCAGAAATCTTTATACATTAGATCAAGCTATAGCACAATCAACAAGTCTTGACCATAAAACTGTAGCAGAAGAAGATCAAATTTTACAAAACAAAGCTATACTTGAAGATGAACAATCTATGGCAGATTTAGAATCTACGGCTGCTACCAACAGAAGATTAAATGCTCAAATGTTATCTATACTTAATAGAATAGAAACTGGAAAATGGGAAAATGTTGGATTTAGTGCAGCACAATGGCTAGGTGATTTTGATGGTACTTTAGCAGATAAAGAAATGTTCTTTTCTTTGTCGACAGCTAAAGTTATGGAATACACTAGTATGACTAAAGGTGCTATTTCAGATGCTGAAATGAGTTTATTTATACAAGCCGCCACAGGATTGGGCAAAACAACAGAAGGCAATCGAATGTTGTTAGAGTTTGCACAACAAGGTGCTTTGGCAGTAGAAAGAATGGCTAAACATATGAGGGCCTGGAAAGCTGAACAAAAAGCAAATAACATTACACTTAGTTATTCTGATTATAAAGCTGAAGAAGAAAGATATAGAAACTCAGAAGAAAATGCTGCTTTCTTTAAACCAATTGTTAATAGTGAAGAATGGAAAAATGCAACTATGATAGGCAACACTATGGAAACTGTTGGTGGTATAGAGGCTTTATCTAAAGACAAAAATACAGCTATGGGTCGATTTTGTGCTAATCCTACCAATAAAGACCAAAGTCTTTATAAACAATTCTGTCAATAGGAGATATAAATGGCTAAATTAGAAGGAGCCGCAGCTAGTAACAGATATTTTGAGAATGAGAAAGTCAGAGAGGCTATTAGAAATGACATTTATCAAGAAGCTCTTAATGCAGATGCAGAAGGTAGAGAAATAAATATTGCTCTTACAGAAGAATTGTCTTCAGTATACGAGTCTATACCGTACACATATGCAGAACAAGGATACAATCAAAAATATGTGCAATTACTTAAAGATAAATATAAATTTGAAACTGGCAAAGAATTTAAAGGTGCAGGTAAAGACATAAAACATCTTATAGATGAGGATTTTGCAGATTGGAATTTTGTTATGAACAATCTTTCTTTAGGTATGGGTAGTGAATTGCTACAAAATTTAGCTTTTGCAACTGATGCTGAAAGATCTAATGCTTTAGAGCGTTGGAATATCTTTAACGCTACCCCTAACTTTGATTCTCCAGATGTAGATGATTCTAGACCATTTATAGATATTAAATTTAAAGGCACAGTAGATCCAGATGATGAAGCAGCAGTACAAAGAGCAAAAGATATTGGTTGGAATGGATTTGAACTGACTGGACAGCTTGGTGATTTCATAAAAGGTGCAGGAACTGATCCATTAGCATGGCTTATGTTTGGAACTGGTGCTGGGTTTATGGGTAAAAAACTTATACAGAAAGGGGTAAGTGAGTGGTTGGCTCCAAAAGTGGCTGTAGCTACAGCAGGTGGAGCTTATTCTGGTGTTGCGGATGTGGGTAGACAAGCAATAGGTATTACAGCAGGTAGTGGTGAACAATATGACCCTGGACAGACACTTAAATCTATGGGTTTAGGTTTTGCAGTAACTCCTGCATTAAGTGCTGTAGGTTCTGTAGTTGGCCCAGTAGGTAGAGCAGTAACACATCCTATACAAAGCCTTAATAAAGGAATAGCTTTATTTGCAGGTAGTAAATCTGAAATGGCAGCGGCACAAGGAGCAATCAAAAATGTTCAAGATAAGATGGGTCAAACTGCTTCTGGCAAAGGAACTTTAGAAAGTGCTAAAGAAGTACAAGGATTTTTATCACAAGGCTACAACCAAGTAGACAATTATTTTACTGCCATGTTTGATAAATTAAGAACAGCACCTATTAAATTATCATCTATAGATGGACTTGCAGAAAAATGGAATATGCGATTTGGAAGAAATTTTGAACTGAGTGAAAGTTGGAATGATCTGTATGCAAATTATCTAAGAGGTGAAGCTGCTAAAGGTAATCCACAATTAAATGTTAAACAAGTTCCTTTAATTGATCTGGCTCGTAAATTAAGATCAGAATTTTATAATGCTTCATTGTTAGATAAAAAGAATTTTGGTGGTAATAACACTCAGCTAATGAATCAATATAAAAATACCATTAACAATGTTATTAACAAAGCAGTAAAAAAAGCTGATCCTGAAAAAGGAAGAATTTTAGACAGATCATATAAGTTGTTTAAATCACAAACTGAAAAAAATCCTTATGGTAAGGATATGTTAGCTATGGCTTATGCTGAAACTACAGAGCCTATGACAAAATTTTTAACTAAAATGCTAGACCCTCAATTTTCATGGACAAATTTTAATGCAGCAATTAAACATTTTGAAAAATTAGATCACATTGTGGGTAATAAAAGTAGTCAGTTGTCAACTGGATTAAGAACCAAAATTGAAAAAGCAATGGCAAACCATATACTAGAAGCCCCAGATGGAGCAAAGATATTTACTAACCTTACAAGAACTGCTGATGGCAGAACAACTTTAAGAAAAATGTTTCCTAGTATGAAAAAAGAAATTGATGATGTAATTTATATGCAAGAAAACCTTAAAGGATGGGGTGGTGCTGAGTCTGTTATTGGTAACATGGCAACAGCTAACATGGGTGCTATGGCTGGTAAATCAATTGGTGGTGAAGCAGGTGGTATTCTTGGTGGTATTTTATCTATTACACAATGGAATAGATTAATGAACAGTCAATATTTTAAAGATGCCATGGTTCATGCTTATAAAAATAAAGGTGGTACATTAGACACATCGACTAGGAACTGGCTTAGAACACAGTATGGTACTGGTAATGGCAAAAAAGGTCTTTCACTTCCACAAATTAATGCCATACAAGACACTATGTGGGGCTTTATGTTTGCTGGATATGCTTTAAAAGGTGAAGATGTATTAGCTGACAGAACAAGTAATAAGGCTAGAGATATGTATGGTGATGCAAGAGTTATGTTTGGATTATAAGGAAATATTATGGCAATGGATAAATATCAAAAAATGATGTCAAGATACTTAAAAGAAATGGATCCAGATGTTTTTGAAGAAACAGATGACCCAGATGTTTTTAAAGCAGTTTTGTCAGATTTTAAAATACAAGGTTTCCAAAGGTACCTGGATAGAATGAAAGAGCAAGATAAAAAGAAAGGTATGTTGACTGAGAAAGGCTCGCCTGGCGAGCTAGATTCATCTGATCAAAAACTTATTGCTTTAGCAAAAAAACAAACTAAGAAAGTTCCAGAAGGCTCACATGTTATGCCAGATGGTTCGATTATGAAAGATGAAGATCATAAAGAAGAAGTAAGTAAAGATGTAGCTAAAGATCTTGCTAATGAAGGTAGAGGTTTAAAAGGTTACAAGGCCCCTAAAACACAAGAAAAAAGAGGATACAAGCAAGATGAAGGGGGTAATTGGAGTGTTAATGAGAAAGACAAGCATTGGCAAACTAAGAAAGGATATGATGAAGCTATCAAGTTATATGGAACTAAACCTGGATGGGTAAAACAACCAAGCCTAGTCTACAATCCAAAGACTAAAGAATACGATCCAATTAAAAAAGAAGAATATGTTGATCTAAAACCAACTAAAAGAATTAGTTTGTAATGCACGATTTTATTAGAAAATTATATGACAATCATCCTGTTGATAAATTAGATGGTATGTTATTAGCACCTAGAAAATACATTGACAATATTATGACTCGTGGAACATCTATAAGTGCTGATGATTTTTCATCCAGTACATTAGATTTACTTGGGCAAATTGTTGCTAACGAGGGTTCTGGACAAATAGACTTAAAAAAAGACCAAAGTATGGTTAATAAATATGGCGGCAATTTTGTTGGCGGCATGGATCATATAACTACACCTTATGGTCAACTTAGAAATACACTTGGATCATTTAATGTTGTACAAAATGATATTGGTGAATATGTTCTTACTGACACATATGATTGGACTCATGATTATGCAAATATGAAAGACCCTGATGGTCTTTTAAACAATTTAGGAAAGTTTGCATATGAACAGGGGGGTACAAGAGAAGGCGAAGGTAAACCCTATCAGATAAACCTTGGAACATTAATGAACCAAGGCATGTTTAAGGGCCTTTAACTTACTGGCTTTTGTAGTTGTTGGGCCATCTGAACAGTCAGTTCACCATTAATAGCAAAGATCTTAATCATAGCTGATCTCGATATACCAAGCTTATCTGCTTTAGCATCAATCAAAGCTAAATCCTTAGAGTTAACTTTTATATTTATTTGGTGTA